TTACATTACAAATGCGAGTCTGATGAGGATGAGTACGCACAACCGCTAGCTGCACATTGGTGGTACGTGGCCCGCACGATTCAAGGCTTCAAGAGTACAATCACTGTTACACGTGAATGGCGCAAGGGCCCTTTCTTCATCATGAGCACTACCACGCAAAAGGTCGCTAAGGAATTGACGCGCGATCTGGGTGACGTGGGCTATTTCAAGCTGTCCAATGTGGCTGTTCGAAGTCCTATACCGGATCTGGTCGTTTCGTCGGAAATCGTAAACATGTTGTACCTTTACGGTGAAAGCATTAAGAATTGCGAGAAAAGAGATCTGACCGCCCAGTTGCGTAGATGGTACCCCAGTGAAAACTGCAAAGCGATGCCACTGAACGTGCTAAAGACTGTCGTCATAATGGTGGACATGCTATTGAAATACTCGCCTAATTACGAATTTGAAAGCAGCTTGGTGGGTCCATTCGAACGCCTGCGCCAGTTGACTACGGGGAAATTGTACGACCTCACATTGGGAAGTTGGGCTGCGAATCAAAAGAAACGTTACAACGAATTGCTGTCCACGTGGAACAATAGCATGGTCTTCGACACCTGCATTTTTAGAGTGCGCACTACCCAATTGAGCAATGCGCTAGTCCCACCTATCCGAGATGGCATGACGTTTGCGGGTGTGTACGCAGACCACAACCAGAAGATGTGGTCGGAAGTCATTGGTCGTTTCAAAGCTAGCGTCTACAACAATATGGAGGCAAATCGCAAAATGACGCAGAACAAGTTCCTCAAAGAGATGATCAGTGAACCAACCAACGCACGCGCACTAGAAAAGGTGGATTTCTCAGAAGGTAGACCTGAAATGGTGAACCTGGAAATGCCGTCACGTGAGGCGCTCCAGCGAACCATAGCCAAGGCTGCCTCTTACGACACACGTCTACCGCCTGTTTCATTAACAGCATCCACTTTGGAACACATGAAGTATGTTGCGCGTGCACGCATTGAAAAACGCTTTGAAGATCACCTTAAAGACAGGGACGTGCTCCAGAGCATCATGGAGGTAACGGAACTCAGCGCGGAAGCCAAAGAACACGACTCATTGGCCGTGGGTGGTGAAAAACTAAATCTCAACGAGGGCATAGTGGACGAATCTCTTGTAGCTTGTGTCGAAAACGACCTAGCTCTAATGTCAAAACACTGCGGAAGCACCCGCCAATGCAGTCAACATCCACTTTTAACCCTCGAAGAATTAAGTAAATTGCCTACATGTGCCGAAGGATTCCG